CCTGCCCCTGCTTTCCGAAAAGCTCTGTGGCAAGCCTTGATTTTTCTGTCGAATCTTCCATTTCCTGGAAGGCTTTTATAGTATCAAACAGTACATCTTCCTGATTCCTTAATGTGCCATCTGCGTTAGTAACAGATACTCCCAGCTTTTCAAAGTTCTCTGTGGCTGCTTTGTTTCCTTCTGATACCTTGTCCATGGAAGCAACAAGGCTTTTCATACCCGTTCCAAAGGAATCTACACTCGCTCCGGACTGTGACAAAATAAAGTCGAGTTCCTGATATGACTCACGGGATAATCCGAGCTTCTGGGACATCTTATCGACGTTATCTGCGCTTGCAGCTGTCTTAGATGCAAAAGCTACCATTGCGGTTCCTGCTGCCGTAGCTCCGGCTACTATTGCGGTTCCCCACTTTGCAGCTGTCTGTATGCCTTTTCCGAGCTTTGATCCAAAGCTTTCGGCTTTATCTGTAGTCTTTGCAATGCTCTTTTCTGCATCGTCGGTATTTACGAAGATTGAGCCGAATAACTTGAAGATTTCCACTTTTTCTCCTTTCCCAGGATGCCTTCAACCTTCTTGAGCGTCTGTATTTCTTCACTTTCGGCCACGGGTTTTTCTTTCTCCCTCGCCTGCTCTAATATATTGACCGGCTCGATATATCCAGCATTTTCTTTGAACTCATCATACTCTACGGTCTGATATCCATTGATCCAGCGCTGGAACATTCTATCTTCCTGTATTTTTTTTATTGCTTTGTATAAGTATTCGTAAGCCCTTGTGGGCTCCATGTGGAGTATATCCGTCGCCATGCTTCCGTATCTTTCGTTCAATACGTCGCAGGCATCTACTTCGTCAACTCCTTGAGAGATGATAAAAAATCGCTGAATCCCTCACTCTTAAAGAAGGCTTTAACATCGTTGATAACATCTGTGAGCTTCTTTTTCTTGTAAGATTCAGCATCCTGTTCGGTTACGTCGGCAAGGAATTTTGCAACTTCGTTTTCTACGCCTTCCTCGCCGGCGCCTTCTAATATGCAAAGGAAGGCATCAACACCGATGCCTTCCACCGATGTACCATCCTCTTTACCTTTTCTGATTATCTTCGGGAGCGTATCCTTAATCTTTGTTTTCTTGATAAGGCGCGCTACTGTAAAAGCATCTCTAAATTCAAGGTCTCTCATGGTTCATCTTTTCCTTTCTTTACTGTTCATCCGGATAGTAGATATCAAAGGGAGGAGTCTCAAGATCTGAGTAGGTGTAATGGCCGTAGAAGGTCATTGCTACTACAGACTGGTCCTTGTCCTTTGTGGTGAGCTTGAGGCCATCAGTGTTAAGAGCGTTCTTAACCTGGATGATCACAGGATTGTCGGATCCGGAAAGAGTTCCTACCCATGTGATATTATCGATATAGTCTGTAAGCTCGATGTCTGCTTTTCCGTTGATGTGAGCGTAATCGTTGGTGAGGAGTGTTACTGCTTCCTCATCTGCTGCGCAGAGTCCGAGGATAAGAGCATCCTTTGATACCTCAAGGACGTTTGCCTTGATGTATACTTCCCATCCGTCAACGATCTCAAGGCCTTTTGCTCTGCCTTTTACTCCGTCAACCTCTACCTGTCTGATCGTAGGCACTGCGGAAAACTCTCCGCCGTCCTTGGTTGCTCCGATAAGCTTTCCGGCAGTAACCGCGCTGGCGAATGTGTCGGTAGTTACATCGAAGTTTTTGAAAAATGCACCTGCGTCAAGCAGAAGGCTATTCGCGGTGTTTGCGGTAAATCCTGAATAAGTTTTCATTTTTAACCCCTTTCACATACTTTTAATTCAAATTGTTCTCTGATTCTTTTAATACTTTTATCCTCGTCGGTTACCATCTGAGTATCGCCCTTATATATGACAAAGGAGCGATCTTTGTTAGCAATCTTCAAGGTATGAAGCTTATTCTCAAGAAGATTGAGTTTTGCTTTGATCCTTGAATCGTACTTGTGCTGGTCCCATCCGTTTACTTCCAGGACGTAGCTGTCAATTCCGTTGTCTGAGCTTAACCTTCTCGTTTCAAATACAAAGTAAGGATAAGGCGTATCTTTATCGGCTTCTCTTTCTTTGACCGGGATATCAGAGAGACTCACCAGTGTGTCGAAAATGTCTTTATCCAAGCCTATCATTACTCGTCGCCTCCTCCTTCGTAATCTTGTTCGCTTATTTCGGACAATGCTGCTGCCTCATCCTCTAAAGCTGATAAATACTGACTTTCAATCTTGATTATCTCTGCAACATTAGACTCGACCGCATCAGTAAGGAGTCCGAGCTTTGCAGTTTTTGAGGATCCTACTTCCTGAAATCCTCCGTAGAATGCGTTAGGTTTCACACCGACCTCAAGAGAAGGGACATCTTCTCTTTTGTACTTCACGAAATACTGGGAATACTTTCCGACCTTGCCGGATTTGCGCCTAAAAGCTTGATAATATGACTGTCTGAACCTTTTGCACACAAATTTTCCGACATCCCGAAGAGCCGCCCTGCATAACTCTTTCATGGTGTAATTTACGCGGTCTACATTAGATGTAAACTCTACTCCGTCTTTAGTTACTTTCGTTACCGACTGGGGTACTGACATCTCTAACGCCTCCGTAACATGTGATTTCGAGCTCGTTTGTGTCCGTCTTGTATGTCCTCAAGATCTTATAGCGGATATCGTCATGTATCAGATATGGTTCTCCGGAATAATCGCTATAATCGGGAATCTTGAACTTTATCTCCGGCTTGAAACCGTTTGCGGTCTCTGCCTGATAAAATTCTTTCATCCCGATTGATAAAGACTCGGCCCACAGCTTCTTTTTTACAAGTCCGACTGTGGGATCTCCGTATTCATCAAGTGCTCCTGATTCCGTTTCTTCAGCAAGGTAGATAATCTCGTTGAACATTTATTCTCCTCCGTCTGATACTAACTCAATCTTGCTCTTACGCAGGTTATCAAGCTGATATAACCAAGATTCATTGTATTTATCGCTTGTGTTCGCGCTTCCAAGCTTTGCGAGGCAATATGTTACTATTGCCTCTACTACAAGTGCGTGATCAGACTCGGCGACTTCATTCTTCACGCCCGATCGGATCATCTCCGACCGGGCTGTGCTGATGTTGCGCTCTATCTCGGAGGATAATTCTGTCTTTGAGGTACTGCCAAGCCTGAGTGCAGTTGCTACTGTATCAATTAACGACTGTGCCATTTCCTCTTACCTCCGTGAAATAGTCTTACGCCTTTGCTACCTTGATGAATCCGTCGTAAACGACTACGTTTCCGCCGACCATTACTTCACCGAGAACGGCGATCATTCTGGTCTTAAGAGCTGCTTCCTCGGAAACAGTTACGGTCAAGTCGGAGAAGATGTCTACCTTGTAAGCCTTGGGCTTGCCGTAGTACATGATGCTGTCTCCGGTGCTTGCATCTGCTAAAGCGGTTACAGCGTTGTTGAGGCTGTATCTGCAAGCAAGGCCGCCATCCTTGATGATACCGGTGTTAGGGTTCTCGATATCGGGGATGATCTCGTAAACTGCCTTCTTCTCGTTGGTGCCGCGAACAGCTCCGAATGCCTGGAGATCCTTCTTGTTAAGGACAAGGACTGCTGCCCCCTCGACATCCTCATCTCCGCCGTAGCTAAGGATGATGTCGCGAAGTGTAGTAGGTCCGATTGCACTTACAGAAACTGAAGTAGCTACTGCGGGTGCGTACTCAATTCCGTAGAATCCGTTTGTGCCGCCGTTGCTGGTTACGATAAGATCTGCAATCTTCTTACGAATCGCTTTAACTGCTGCCTTCTCGACTGCTGCGAGATACTTAACAGGTGAAAGTTTTGCAACCTCACGAGAAACCTCGGTATAGATGTCAACGGTGATGGGCTTGAGCTCTGCGTAATCGGTCTCGTAATCGTCGGATGTAGCCTGTCCTTCGGCATCGGTGCCTGCAGTGAGTCCGGGCTTCTCGTAAGGAACCTTTTCTCCGCCCATTCCCTTACAGTCTGCGACCTCTACGAGATCAAGGATGGTCTGTCCACCCATCATGGGATTTACATCGTTCTGAGTAGCGGTAGGAACTGCTACGTCTCCGGAAGCGATGGTAAGAGCACGAGTCTCTATGAATCTATTTGCTCTTTCCTCTGCTTCGTTTGCTCCTGCCCCTGCAGGGCTCTTCTCTGAAACATTTGTAAGGCGACCTCTTACGTCAAGCTCTGCTCTGATGCTTCTTTCCTCTGCCTCAAGCTGTGCTGTCTCGGTCTCGATCTCCTTCATTCTGGCTTCCTTT